CGAACGCCTCCTCGACGTAATCAGCTACGTCAAGTTCAAAGTCTTTACTTCCAGATAATGCCATAATTACTCTCTATCTTCCTCTTGAGCGTATAAATTGTCAAATGTTATAGCTGGGTCTGTATAACTTTCATGTGCCTCAGCAGAGTGCACCCATTGACTTGGTGAAAAATCTGGTGCTCCCTCACCCGTTCTCCATAGCGCTGGATTAGTTGCTCTAACTCTATTGTTAGGCAAAGCAACAAAATTACCTGTATATTCACCTGCGTCTGTTAGATATAAAACATGGCTTTGTTTATGTTGTGCAGGATCATCTGCTATTGAATGTTCAGTGTAGTCAACCGTAAACATGTATTTACCTAAATAAAATTCGCCACCTATTTTGCAATACCAAGGACTTGAGCTAACTCTGTCCAGTGTAACCACGCTATGGTGGTGACTAAGACAGTCCCAAGGTTGTGCTAAATGATCTTCCATGGCTGTTGGCCATTCTGGTAATGGTATATCGCCTACAAGCGCTTGTATTGGCATGCGGGCCCACATAGCTCCACCATGTACGTTTTCGTCGGGATAACCTTCAAAATCAGTTTCACAACCAGTGAAAACAACTTGAAAGGACAAAGATCTGTCGGGAATTGTATTGACTGCAAACGCCAAGGCATGCAAATACTCACCATGACCATGTTGATGATTAGTTGTAAACTCTTTTCTTACCCAGCATTTAAACTGCGGGATATTTGATATTAAATACGCCACCTTATTTAATAAAAAAGTTTACCTTTTTCCGCCTTTAGCTGAGTATTTGGTACCTTTCATAGCGCCGCCCATAGATCTACCTTTGGTTTTTTTCATAGCACCGCCTCTAGCCATACCTTTGGTGCCTTTTAGCACATTAGCTTGACCTTGAGCTCTAGTACCGCCGCCCATAAGTGCTGACATGACTGATCCAGGCATATTGCTCATACCAGGATTAGCCTGCATTTCACTTCTTAGTGCAGCACCACCTTTAGCCATACCTTTAGTGCTTTTCATACCACCACCGCCAGCTCTATATTTGGTTCCTTTCATACCACCACCGCCAGCACGATATTTAGTTTTCTTCATACCGCCGCCACCAGCTCTGTATTTAGTTCCTTTCATTTTTATCTCCTTCCAAACAATCCCATGCTTGAATTTATAGTTATCTTACCACCTTTTGCGGCAAAAGTTTTTACATTTGTTGGTTTACCACCAACGCCTTGTTTTTTAGCTCTTTTTCTTGAAACCGCAGATTTAATCTGTGATTTCGTCATTCTGTTTGCTTTTGCAGAGGGCACACATTTTGGATATTTTCTTTTGGCATCTGCTTTTTGTTTAGATCTGCCACATTTTTTAAATCCACCACCTTTTTTTGGTGCGCCTATGTCGACCCAATCTTGCTTAAACCACTCAGTCAATCCGCCTTTACTTTTTGCCATGTGCTTTCCTAATTTGGTTTTTTCCACGCTTAAACACGTTAGCTATTCCTGTTTTACCCATAACCTTAGCTCTTTGTTCTCCTACGGTTAGAATTTGTATTTTTCTAGCATAAGATTTTTTTATTCGTTTAACCTTGTTTACAGTTGCATTTGCGTCCTTCATTGTTGCAAATTTTATTCTTACTGTATCTTTAGGGTTTTCGTCCGTGTAAAGACGTCTACCACTACCTTTTGGTTTTTTGCCTGTACCTACTTTCGGATCTTTTTTTCTTTTCATTTTTTTCTTTTGTACTTAGCGCTTTTGCGTTTTGTACCATCTGCTCGTTTTATAAGGCCTCTAGCCTTTGCTGAGGCACGTTCACTAAAACCAAGTTTTTTACCTTGTCTTAGCTTTCGTCTTATCGTGCTACCTTTTGCTACCATTAACGAGGTATTCTTGTTTTTTTACGTTTAGAATCCATCATGGCTCCACAACCACGGCCTTGAACCATAGTTACAGATCCGCCATTTCGCATGAATCCCATTTTGTTTCTTACTTTTTTTGGTAGTTTTGGCAAACCTTTGTTATCAGCAGGTATAGGTTTTAAACTCATTTCACCACCCTCTGCTTTTTTTGCACCTTTGTACTTGCCGCCCATTCTTTTATATTCTTGAACCATATAACTATTTGCATAAGCACTCGGATAAACTTTAAATTTTCTCTTAGCTTTTGCTTTGGCTCTTGCATATATAGATGGGTTAGCTACGTTAGCTGGTGTTTTAGATTTAGTGCCACCACCTTTTTTAAATTTTAAAGTACCTAAAGTTTTCGCTTGTTTAGCATGCAGATTACTTGCTTTTTTTAAACCTTTAATTACTTTATTTACTTTTTTCTTTTGTGTTTTCTTAGTCATTTAACATTTCCACCTTCTTCTTGCTTGCCTAATTCTTGAATTAGGATTGTTTCTTGTTTTTGCTGAACTTTTTTTAAGTTGTCCTAGAGATCTAGCGCAAAAAGATTTACGTCTTTTTGCTGCTTTACTGCCTCTTTTAACCTTACCTGTTACAGCTGTTTTAAGTTTAGATCCTGGATTTTTTTTACGATATGCAGCAACACCCTTTTTTGTCATACCAGCACCCTGCTTGGTAGGGCGGTAATTACCGCCTTTACCAATAGTGCGTCGAACTTGTTTAGCTCGACGCTTGGGTTTGCTAGCAGCCATTAGCCGTAGTTTTTGCTCAAAATCAAAATGATTGAGTAAGCATCGCCATTTGAATGACCTACCGTAGTAAAGTCAATATCACCTGTTACGCCCGAACCTGCATTGTTTGGTATTCCAGTAAACTGGTCAAAGTATTCATCACCGCTACTATCAGCTGGCAAGGTCACTGCTAAAACATTGGTTGTTGCGTCAAACTCTAAGTCTACGCCCATACCTCTGCAAAACCAGTGGATTCTACTTATCGATACACCAGAACAAGCTCTACCTTTGCTATCAGATTTTAATGCCGAAACATCAACTTTTTTAACAGAGGATTCGCCTGTGCCGTCAGATTCATTAGTAAATTTAAGTATGGCAAGCCTCTCACCATCTTGTATGGTTTGTGAGGTTACTGTATCAGCCATTATCTACTCCTATAATTCTGTTACTGCTGTGCGTTCTTTGTAAGCACCAACATAATCAACACTTAATGTTTTTGCAGCAGCAGCACCATTTTGTATGCCAAATGAAAGTGTAAGCTCTTCATCATCTGGAGCATTAGTGCTAACAACTGTACCTGCTAAAACATTGTTTTGAAACACATGAAACTTTTGATCTCTTGGATCATAAATAAAACCAAGTGTCATAAAAGTATCATCTGCTAAAGAGTTTGGTAATGTTAATGTTGACTGTGTGCTGTCTTTTTCAACGATAAAGCTAATTGTTGCAGCTCCATCTTCTTTTAAAAAAAACACTCCGTCTGTCACATCTAATGGTGTTGTGTCAGTTAATTGTAAACCAGCAACAATATCAGATTGTGTAGCATCATTTGTCTTAAATCTGATATGGAAACCTATTTGTTTGCCTGCCTCATATTTAAAACCCTCTTTTACAAGCTGAAAAAAGTCATGGTCATTATCGCCAGCAGCGTTTGTTACTAACAAAACCCCACCGTCGCCATCGGCTAATGCCTCAGACGCAGATCCAGTCCCATCCTCAGTTGTTGTTATTGTCCAATCGGACGCTAGGTAAGTATCAAAATCATTAAAATATTGATGATACTTATGTGGTGCGGGTGCTTTTAGCTTACCTAATGTACCATCTGAGGTAACATTGGTAACACCCGAAGTAAAATGCGTAGTCATAATCAGCCTCCTATAAAAAATTAGCCATTGCAAACACCATGCTTGCAACAATCATTTCTACAGTATTGATAATACTCTTTGACTGTTATTTGTGCAACTAAGAACTAGCTAGCAATTTTGCAATTCGGTTTATAGTATCTTTTGCATGAATGTGATGTATTCCAATACCACCAGCATTTTGCCAAGCTGTAATGTTACTGGCTTTATCATCAATCAACACATGCCCAGGTCTTGCAAATATGGCCTTTTCTTTGCCTTTTAAAGTACATGTAACCAACACATCTATATCAACATGTTTTCTAATCCACTTAAATTTATCTTTTGCGACCTTATCTCTGTTTTGTTCACCAGAACAAGATAGGATCTCCCAGTCTATACCTGTGCCTTTAACATAATCTACAAGTGTTTGCATATCACTCATAGGTGGTAGATCAAAAAATAAACCCGCGTCAGATAATTCTATTTTTCTATTATCGTAATAGGATTGCTTATCAAACGGTCCATTTAGATACTTAGGACCTTCTACACCTTGGATAAAGTCTGCTAAGACTCCATCCATATCAACAAATATTTTAGTTATCTCTGTCATTTATAAACCTCTCTAAGTTGATCTGGTGTAAACTTTGGATTAAAACTCCAAGTTATTTCTGCATTCTTTGCCATTTTTTTAGCGCACGCATCCTTAAGATAAACATGCAACCAGTAAGCATCGGTCTCAAACCAGTTGTCAACCTCACAAGATTGATAATCCCAACAACACAACATGTTGTAAATATCTTTAGCCTGTAACTGACAATATCCAACACCGTCTAACAAGCTCTCGCCCATACCATCCGTAGCGTAAGGCAAAATATCAAGACAATCTTGCACATAGCCTTCAAAATCTTCCTCTGTGTCGCCGTATCTAGCAATCAAGCTGTCAATGTTAGCTTGCGCTAACAACCTAACCATATTCTTTGGCTCACAATCTATTTTTTCTTTGGTGAAACAGTTATAGGCATAATTTCCCATTTCGTCTCTGTTTGCCCACTTTACAATCTCAGCTATGTGCTGAGGCTCAACTAAAAATGCACTCATTACGCCACCTCCTTTTTTATTTTTTTATTAACCTCATCAAACCAATCAAATGTTTTTATAACCTCAGCTAACAAACCTTTATTCTGTGAATACTTGCCCAAATAAGCTACAGCTTTTAGTTCATTTGGTTTGTTTTTGATTTTTACCTTAACCTTATCCATCACGCCACCTCTTTTCTAAGACCCATGCTTTGGTCAATTAACATTTCAACCTCTGCATCTGTTAATCCTTGTTTTTTGTTCCAAGCATCGATCGTTGCTTTATCCCAGTTTACATAATCACCAATCTCAAGATCAGCAAGTGGAACATAACCACTTTCATAATCAACCACAGCAACAGTGCCCTCTAAGTAATACTTAGTGCCGTCGTAAATGGCGACTCTTTTACCCTCTGCTTTTTTGGTAGCAGTAAAACCATCTAAATTATTAATATCCATTAGTCTAAACCCCCTTCTTTTATCATTTTTAAAAGATCTTGTTTCTTTTCTTCCATAAAGATCTCACCACATGGTTCGCAAAGAACTTTGTCGTAACAAAATTGAATCTTGTTGTTACCACCAGTAGCGTCACCACCACATTTCTCACAAACTTTGCCATCATTAGTGCATGCTGCATCAATAATGTCATTACTACTTACTACATAATTAGCCATTTTTGCCTCCTTTTTGGTTATTAATTAATTTACTCACATATATATATTACCAAAACTATACAAATATGCAACTATTTACACATATTTATACAAGTTATTTTAGGCATAAAAAAGGGCCTTAAAAAGGCCCTAGTTGTAATACTTAATTAGAGGATAAGCGTATTACAGCTTTTTGCTAAGCTCCTTGAGATCCAAAGATTCCTCTCCAATCAGAGAAACCAAATGAATATCTCTCTCTAGCCTTATATCTAATATTGCCAGTTGAGAAGTCTGGTTCCATAGAAGTCTCCATTGGAGATCTTTGGAACATTTTTAGACCTTCGCCTGCTGCTGTCACAGATGTAAGGATAAAGTAAGCATCTGGATCAGTTAGATAATGATTAACTGAATAACCACCTGGCACTACACCAGTGTTGTTAATCGCGTTAAGATCATTGTCAGCTGTTCCAGTTCTTCCTTGAGAGTTAAGTATTCTGTCAGCCACAAAAACTAATTGTGGTGGGACAATAAGTTTGTCCGCTTGCACAGAAATAATTAAGCCTCTGTCATCTGTAAAGGTTGATATATCAATAAGATTA